GCTGCCCCAACCTCCACCCCTAACGAGGATGCCGCGTGACATGAGCGAGCCTGACCGCACTCCTGATCCTTGCCCGACGCCCGACCTGATCCAACTGGTAGAGGTCCGCAACGTGATTGTCTCTGAGCCGGCTGCCGGCGATGCCTGGCAGGAAAGTTTGATCAAGCAGCTGACCGCCGGCGCGCCGGTCGAAGTGAACGAGTTGCATGAGGGCTTCATCGAGTTCAGACCCGACTTCAGGCATAGGTTCTCTATTTGTGCGTTGACGCAGGGTGCGCCCATTTTGGTTGGAAAAGGGCGATTTACTGCCGTTTCTGCCCTGTTCCGTCGAGTGCGTCGGCAGATGCGATCAGCGCTGCGGCGAATTTGCGGGCGCGCGCTGACGACATCCGAAAGCGGAACGGCCTTGTCTGGTGACCCGGCTGCCCAAGCTCGGCCGTGCTGTCGTGAAGGTGAAGGCCTATGACACTGGCCTGCGGAAATGCCATTTCGACGGTCAAAAAGCTGTCGACGAACTGTGCGTCGGTCCAGTCCTTGCTTGGTTTGCTCATTCTCTTCCCCATCGTTGCTGTCCCAACCGCCGATGGTGAGCCGCAGGGCGCGGCTTTGCAACTGCGCCCTGCAACCCCTTCCCTCGCATTCAAGGATGCCGCGTGATGAAATCCGCATCGCTTCGCCCTGCCTTGCGTCTTGCCGCCTCGGCGGCTGTTCCTCGCCAGGCTGACACGACCCCGCGTCAAATGTCCCGCGCCAACGGGTTTGAGGGGCGGGGTCGCGATGCGGGGCGGGCGCGGAATCGGCCAATGCCCTTGCGTCCGGTCGAGCGGGACGCGGTGCGCGAGGCCTGGGCCTGGGCGATGGAGTACGAGTTCAGCACGCGGGAACGCTGCGCCGCCGACATTGGCGTGACCTTCCAGACCGCCTGCAACTGGTTTGACGGGTTCAGCACGGCGACGGGCGACAAGGTGGTACAGTTCAGCATCGGCTATCCTGACACCTACGCAGCGATGCAGGCGCGGGTGGCGGCATGATCATCGATGTGCGCCGGCCGCTGCCGCCCGACTATCCGATGCCGCAGGGTTCGGCTTCGTCAAATGAATTGGACAAGGGCAAGCCGGGTGGCTGGCTGGTGTTCTGGGCCGTGGTGGCTGTGATCGGCTGGGCTGCGTTCATCTGGCAGGCGGTGACCGCGCCATGATCCGATCCCTTATTGTCCGCCTCGCCTTTCGCGGCGCGGACTGCCTGAAACCGAAACAGCGCGCTTGGGGTTTTGTTCCCTCACAGCTGCGTGATGTGATCCGGCCCTTGCGCCGGTGCCTGCCCCGTCTGGCGACGGGCACTGCCTTGACCTCGCGGGCCGGTGAAAGCTGGCCCGCGCTTTTTGGCGGGAGTCGGGCATGAGATCACAGCTTGACCCTGATCTGCTGCATCGCCTTTCGGAGGACGGCCACAACACGGCGTCGGCCGCGAGAGAGATGGGCGTAAGCCGCACGACAATAACTCGGGCCGAGCAGACTCACGGCATTCGCTTTGCGCGCAGCACTGTGGAGGGGCGTCTTTACAGATCGCATCGCGAACGCGTGGCGGACATGAAGCCTCTGGAAGCCGTGGATTATCTTTTGAACGTGGTCGAGATGATGGTCGAGGCCGAGAAGCCGGCGCTCGGGCCTTGGATTCTTGCTGGTGTGCGGCTGACGCGGGCAGAACGCAACATGTTCTATGCCTTGGCGAAGGCCCGCGGGCGGGTTCTGTCCAAAGACACCTTGTTGACTTCGATAATGACTGGGCGCGAGGGCGATGATGAGCCTGCGATAAAGATCGTCGATGTCTACGCCTGCAAAATCAGAGAGAAGATCAAGGATCAACCCTACCGCCTGATCACCCATTGGGGCCTTGGCTATTCGATCGAGGCGCCCTCCGGTCATGTGTGGCCTTGGGAGGGCGAAGTATGAATTCCGGCCACCTTGCTGACCAGGCGGCTGACCGCCTCGAGGCGGCTTCCATCGCGCGCCTTTACCTGTCCGGTTCTGTGCGCCGCTATCATGCCAATGTCGCCATTGCGCCGTTTGGCCAGACCAATGCCGACCACCAGTGTCGCGCGACGCAGCTTTTGCTGGCGCTGAACCCCGAGGCCAGCCCGGCGCTTGTCTATGCCACCCTGCACCATGACGTCGGAGAGGTAGCCGCAGGCGATCTGCCGCAGCCTTTCAAGGCGGCCAGCCCTGAACTTGCCCGCGCCCATGCCGCGATCGAGGGCGCCATGGCGCGCGACATCCTTGGCCGGACGATGCCCTACCTCACCAAATTCGAGCGGGAGTGGCTCAAGCTGGTCGATCGGCTGGAAGCGATCTGCTTTGTGCTGTTCAGCGCGCCGCACGAGCACAATCGCCCCCGCAGCGGCTGGGCGGGCGACGTCGAACATGTCTTGGCCGCCGCCGATGCGCTGGGATGCCGCGGCAAGGTCTGGGACCTTCTGGCGGACCTGAGGGAGGGCCGCTGGTGAACGACCTGATCGCGGAGATTGCCGCCCGCTATGGCGTGGGCGTGGCACCTGATGCCAAGGTGACGGCCGTGCCGCAGGGCGTGAGCGGCCTGCCACTGCCGGTCTGGGTCGACAACAAGCTGATCTATCCGGAATGGACCGACCGCAAGAAGACGATGAATTCGGTCGCGGTCAGGAACGCCAGGATCGCGCGGGCGGATCGCAACCGGTCGGACGCGCTGGTGGTGGCGCGCGTGTCGGAACTGGTCGCCGCAGGAAGCACCGGGGCGCAGATCGCGGCGGATACCGGCTTGGCGATCGGGTCGGTCTACGGCCTGGTCAAGCATCTGGGGCTGAAGATCCAGCGCAAGTATGGCGACGGGTCGGCCATCGTCGCCATCAGCGAGGCGCGCCGGAAGGTGCGCGAGGCCACGATCCGCGATCTGGTCGCCAAGGGCGCCACGGTGGCTGAAATGGGCGCGGCACTTGGGATCGCGGCGGATCGCTATGTCCGTGCGGCCGTGCTGAAGGTTTGCCCCGGCCATGTGTTTCCGCGCCGCAAGCCGGGGCGCGCCGCTGTCAACCTTGAACGGGACCAGAGGCGTCGGGATGCACGCGCCGCCGCAGTTGCAGCGCAGGTTGCCGCGCGCCAGGCGCAGGCCGACGAGATCAAGGCCCTGCTTGCGACGCACAGCTTTACGCAGATCGGCGAGGCGCTTCGGCTGCCGCGCAACACGGTGGCGGCGCGGGTGGCGCGGCTGCGGAAGGCTGGGCTGTTGCCACCGTCGGTGCCGCCGGAAGATCAGGCGCATATCGAGGCCACGATCATTGCCCATGCCCATAGCCATACAGCGGCGGCGATCGGGGCGATGTTGGGCCTGTCCAAGGCCGCGATTCACGGGCGGATCGAGACGCTGACCAAGGCCGGTCGCATCGCACCCCGGCAAGGCCGCCTGCCGAAGTTGGCCGGCAAACCCCGCGCGCCAAAGGCCGACCCCTTGGTGTATCGCAATCAGCGCATCATGGCGTTGCATGAAGAGGACAAGTCGGCGGCCCAAATCGCCGCAGCGCTCGGCATCACCAAGCGCGCGGTCTGGGGCGTGTTGCGCAAGCATGGCCGGGTGTCGCGCCAGTTGCACCGCCGCCAGCACGAGGCCCGCATCACTGACCTGCGCGCCTTGGCGGCAAAGGGCATGGCGGTGGCCGAGATCGCGGCGGAGCTGCGGATTTCCCCGAAGACCGTCTATTCGATGGCATCGCGCGCCGGGGTGGCGCTTGGCCGCCAGAACCCCAGCACCAAGGGGCAGGTCAGCGCCAGTGTCGCGGCCCGCCGGGCCAAGGTGGCCGAGATGGTCGGCGCTGGACGGACCTACACCGAGATCATGGCCGCGACCGGCTTTGGCAAGAACACGATCTGGGCCGACATTCGCGCCCTCGGGCTGACCGGACAGACCGCCTATGCGCGGCGCGAGGTTGCCTCGGCCGTGAAGCCCGAGCTGCGCGACGCGATCATCAAGGCGCATCGGGCGGGCTGCACCTACCGCGAGATTGCGACCGTGCATGGTGTCACCTGGTGGGTCGTTGGCCGCATCGTTCGCGAGGCCTTGGGCGCGGCAGAACAGAAGGGGAAAGCAGCGTGAGCGAGATACTGTCTGTGCGGGGCGGGGTGGTGCTTGCGGACGACGATTCCGCGATCAACGCCCATGTCGCGGAACTGATCGCCGCGCAGGCCGCGAAGTATCGCGGGTCGGTCGAGTTTGCGCTGTTGGTGCAGAGCGAGATCGCAGCATCGCTGGGCAAGAGCATCGAGCGCCTGGTCGCGATCGACCGCAGCGCCACGGTGCAGGTGCTGGCGGCCGCGCTGGAAAGCCTTGGCGCCGGGGTGCCTGCCGGTGCGGCCTATGCCAAGCATCTGCGCAGCGACGCCGCTTTCTGGGCTGACAGCGCCACGCCGCGCGAGATCGAGGCCTATGTCGCCGCCGGGCTTCAGGCCGTGGAGCGCACCGCGTTCTGCGTCGCCGCCCGCAAGCGCATCCTGGCCACGATGTACGCCAGCCTGACCGATGCGGACCGGATGGAGTTTCTGGCGCGCGTCGATCCGAAGGGCCAGTTTCGCGCGAGGAAGCTTGCATGAGCGATCAGACGCCCGCGCCAGAGCCGGAAGACGAAGACCCTTATGCGGGCCTCGATGCCCTTGGGGCCGAGCCGGAAGAGCAGTTGCCGGAAGACGAGGCGATTGCCGCCAAGCTGCAAGAGGCCAGCGCCTATGATCTGAACGACGACGGCAACGGCCGGCGCTTCGTGCTTTACTATGGCGAAGACCTGATGTGGGTGCCGCGCGTCGGCTGGTTCAAGTGGACCGGCAAGGTCTGGCAAAGCGACCCGGACGAGATCGCGCTGCGCCGCCTGTCGCAAGCCGCCGGCCAGCTGGTCAAGCGCGAGGTCGCCTTCCTGCGCCTCAGCGATCACAAGATGCAGATCCTCGCCATGGGCGATCCCTTGCGCCTCGAGCTGGTGCAGCTGGAAGCGCTGCGCGGTGAGGATGGCAAGTTGCCGGATGCAGCCGAGGCGCGCCGGCGCGAGATCGATCGCGATCTGATCCAGATCAAGGGGCTGCAGAAGTCGCTTTCCGACATCCGCGCCGCGCATCGCCGCTTTGCCCTGCAGTGCGGCAACTCCAAGCGGATGAAGGACATGCGCGAAGAAGCCTCGGTGCGCCTGTCGCGGCAACTGGATGAGCTTGATGCCGAGCCGTGGGATGTGAACACCGAAACTGGCGTCGTGCGCTTTGTGGTGCATAGCGGCGGCGATGCGGGCTACAGCAAGACCGCCGACGTTCAGGTGCTGCCGCATGATCGCGGCTTCCTGATGACCAAGATAATGGATGTGCGCTATGACCCCAAGGCCGAGGCCCCGCGGTTCGAGGCCTTCCTGCAACGCATCCAGCCTGAACCCGAAATGCGGTCGTTCCTGATGCGCTGGTTTGCGCTTGGCATGGTCGGCATCACCGAACAGAAGCTCGCGTTCTTCTACGGCATGGGGGCCAACGGCAAATCCGTTCTGGTCGACCTGATGGCGCGCATCCTTGGCGATTACGCCGCCACGGCCAAGATCGAGTCTCTGACCGGCACCAACCGGCGGGGCGGCGGTGACGCCACGCCCGACCTGGTGCCGCTGATCGGCGCGCGCATGGTGCGGGCGGCCGAGCCTGATGAAGGCGTGCGCTGGCAGGAAGGCCTGATCAAGGATTTGACCGGCGGCGAGCCCTTGCTGATCCGGGCGCTGCACAGCGACTTTGTCGAGGTGCGCCCACAGTTCACCTTGACGATCTCGGGCAACCACAAGCCCGATATTCGCGGCACCGACGATGGCATCTGGCGACGGCTCTTGCTGGTGCCGTTCGATGTGTCGATTCCGAAGGCGGAGCAGATCCCGAAGGCCGAGCTTGACGCGATCCTTTATGCCGAGCGCGACGGCGTGTTCCGCCTGTTGTGTGAAGCCTTGTGCGACTACCGCGAAAGCGGCTTGCGCGAGCCTGCCTCTGTGCTGGACGCCACGGCCGAGTTCAGGCAGGAAAGCGATCCGGTCGGCACCTTCCTCAATGAGGCCTGTGTCGTCACCGGCGATGCCGAGCATACCGTCATAGCGCGCGAGTTGGTCTTTGCCTTCCAGTTCTGGCAGCAGGACCAGGGCATGGGGCCATGGAAGGACCGATCGGTCAGTTTGAAGCTTGAGGGCCACTCGAAGCGATGGGTCAGCCGCCTTGGCACAAGGTTCAGCAAGCGCAAATCGAGCGGCACGATGCGCTACGACGGCATCCAGCTGAACGCGGTCTTCGCCAAGAAATGGGAACGCGTGCCGAAAAACACCGAAGGCCGCGCCATCGGAACTGTCTCGGATGACAGCGAGCCATCGTCGCAAGCAGGTGATTACTGATGTCCCGCACCCCGCTTTTCATCGAAATCAGGGAGGATGGGGAGGATAAACCCCCGATGAGGGAGGATGATTTCTTGCAGGGGGTCGGGGGCGAGCCTTTGCGGATCAAGGACTTACGCGCCGTTAGGGAGGATAGGGAGGATAGGGAGGATAAATCCGACCTACACACATGCGCGCGCGCACGCGGGGTTTGGGGGAGTCCCCTCTGTTCTTCTGATGCAGATGAAACAGCAAAACTCTCTCTACACGTAAGGGTCAAAACATCCTCCCTATCCTCCCTATCCTCCCTAAATGGGGTTCAACCCATTGAAAATACTTGGAAATAGATTGGCGATGTTTTGCAAAACATCCTCCCTGAAACTGAAGTTATCCTCCCTATCCTCCCTGACCTGAAAAGGGTGGATCAAGGGATGGTTGGCACTGACAGCAAAACAACAAGATATTGAGGGGCGCAGCCATGAACGACCGTTCCAAGGGATTTGATCGCACGCTGAGCCTGCCGGGCCGGTCGCTGTCCTTCGACCATGCGGCCGGTCTGGCGCGGCGTGAGGCCGAGGTTGGGCGCATCGCCTCGATCAAGGCCAACGCCTGCCCGCCTGACCTGATGATCGCGGCCCCCATGGCCCCAGCCCGCGGGCCGCAGCAGCTGGTGCCGAACTTCAGTGTGACCGGTGGCGGGATGCGGCGCAGCGAGGGTGGCCACTGGCGCGAGCTGTCACCCCTCGCCTCGGCCGTGGCCACAGCTAGGCTGCGCCACGAGGGCAAGGGCACCGATGCGCCGTTCGTTGCCCCCTTCACCCCGGGCCAGATCGCGGTGGCCGAGGACTATGCCGCCCTGGTCGAATGGCGCGAGGGCTCGGCAGTGAAGTGCGCCAGCCTCGAGGCCGGGCGCGGAGGCTCTGGCGCGGGCGTCTTCATCGACACCTTCATCCAGCAGGGCCGCTGGCTTGCCGAGTTGCAGGCCCGCATCGGCGACGGAGTGGCAATGTCGATCCGTCGCCACATGGACCGGGGCAATGCGCGGCGGTCGATCACTGTGCGCGCCGCCGTGGATCTGCTGGTCCTGCGCGAGATGCCGATCAAGACGATCCTCAAGCGCTATGGCTGGGCCGCCGACATGAAGGATCAGAAAGCGCTACGAGCAGCCATATGTGGGGCGCTTGACAGGATGCAGGGGTATCAGGACAGAGCCGTACAAAAAGAGGTTGACGCTTAGCACCCCCGATCGCATAGATATCAGCATCATCCAGAGCCGCGCCCGAAGCAGACCGCTTCCGGGCGCGGTTCCATTCAGGGACCTTGGCGCAAGGCGCATGGGGATACCCACGATGACCACTAATGCATGAGCGGTCGGGCAGACCCATTCGGGTCCTCCCCAGCCTCCCACAGTATACGGGGCGGCGAGGCGCATAAGTTTCGGCGCGGTAAACGAGCAGCAAAGCCTAAACCGGTTGGAGTTGAGGGCAGGAACCGGGCTTAACCAAGGATCAACCACAATGGGGCAGGTGCTTTTGTCGTCCAGTGAGCTGGCCGCCCGCCTCAGCGTCTCGAAGGGCCGGGTGAGCCAGTATGTCTCCGAAGGCAAGCTGACCGGGTGCTGGTCCGGTGATGGGCGCGCCCGCCGTTTTGACCTGGCGAAGGTGTGTGAAGCACTGGGAAAGAACCTCGACCTGGCGCAGATGATGGGCAACGGCGCGGGAACGCGCCGGACGATTTCGGCCTTGCGGGACGGGCTGGCGACGGATGACGGCGACGAAGAATCGCCGCTTCCACCGTCGCGCCCGAAAGCGCATCGGGAATCGGGTGAACTGCACCGCAACGACAACGATCGTTACGAGCTGGCTCGCACAGCGCGTGCACAAGAGGATCTGCGCGCGGCCCGGCTGCGCAACGGTCGCGAGGAAGGACTCTATGTCCTCGCCTCTGAGGTCGAACTGCAGATGGCGCGCATCCTGTCGCAGGAGATCGCCGAGATGGAGGCGGTCCTGCGGGATGGGGCCCGGGCTATCGCCGACAAGATGGGTGTCGATTTCCGGTCGGCCCGCCAGACGCTGCTGCAGACCTGGCGCGCGCATCGGACCAACCGGGCCGCCCATCTGACCAAGGCGGGCGACGCGGCGCCAGCAACAGACGCCGAACAGGCCGAGGATATCTGACCATGGGGTTCCTGACGCCAGCCGCCCGGGTTCTGGCCCGCGCTGCTGCTGCGGTGATGACCCCGCCGCCGCCGCCTGACATCAGCCGGTGGTGCGAAGACAACATCGTCTTTGACGAACGCTCGCCTCTGCCAGGGCCTTACCGCAGCGACCGTTTTCCATTCCTGCGCGAGATCCACGAGGTCCTGTCGCCGGAGCATCCCTGCCGCGAGGTGACGATCGCCAAGTCGGCGCAGACCGGCGGCACGGTGTCGCTGGTGCAGCCGACCCTCGGGGCATGGCACGAATACGGCCCGGTCGATTCGCTGGTGGTTCACCCCACCACCTCGTCGGCGACGGAGTGGGTCAACAACAAGTGGCTGCCGATGCGGCGGCAAGCCCAAAGCCTGCGGCGCATCTTCGGTGACGGGCGCGGCAACAACACGGACAACACGTTCAACCAGGAGACCCTGACCCGAAACGGATCGCTGAAGGTGGCGAGCGCCGGATCACCAGACGACCTGGCCGGCACTTCCCGCCGCCTGGTCATCGGTGACGACCTGTCAAAGTTCGAGATGAACGACAAAGGCGACCCGGAAGCGATGATGCGCAGCCGCGCATCGGCCTTCGAGGATGCCAAGATGGTCTGGGTGTCGACACCCCTGATCAAGGGAACCTGCCGGATCACGCGGAACTTCCAGCGCAGCGACCAGCGGCACTATCATGTGCCCTGCCCGCACTGCGGAAACTTCGCGCCGCTGACCTGGGAGAACTTTCGCAAGTCGATCGATCCGGAACGCCTGCATGCCGCGCACTTCACCTGCGAATCCTGCGGTTGCGTGATCGATCACAGTTTCAAGATGCAGATCCTGCGCGCGGGCAAGTGGATCGCGGCCAACCCAAAGGGCGATCATCCCGGGTTTCACTTCTGGCGCGCGATGGCGCCGCAGCGAGACTGGGCCTCGATCGCAGTTGACTACGCCCAGACGATGGGCTGGACGCGGCTGACGGTGTCGGCCGAAACGGAAAGCGGGTTGCAGGCGCAGGTCGAGGCGGCAACCGAGCAGACGTTCTACAACGATGTGCTGGGCCTGCCCTACGAACAGGCGAGCCGCGGGCCGGACTGGACTGCGTTGCGCGACCGGGCCGAGAACGTCGACCCGAGCATGATCACGATCCTGCCCCGTGGGACGCTGCCAGCGACGGGGTTCATCCTCGGCGCCGGGGTGGACTGCCAGCAGGACCGGATCGAGGTACAGATCGTCGCCTTCGGGCGGAACTACAAGCGATGGACGATCGACTACATCGTGATCCCGCATCACATCGGCGACGATGCAGGCCGGGCCGCGCTGGATGCGCTCCTGGCGACCTACTGGCGGACGCAGAACGGGCTGCGGGTGCAGCTCGACATGATGGCGATCGACGTTGGAACCTACACCGAGGATGTCTGGGCGTTCGGCAAGCGTCATCCATGGAGTCGGGTGATCCTGGTGAAGGGCGCCAGTTCGCAGAATGGACCGGTGCTGGCGCCGATGCGTTTCGAGCGGCGCAGCGACGGGCAGGCGAAACGGCAGCAGAAGCGCGCCTTCATGCTGAACGTGAGCCAGCTGAAGGCCGACTTCTGCCACTGGCTGGCGAAGGACGACCCGCTTGAGCGCGGCTTTTGCCAGTTCGCCGCGGGACTGGGTGACGAATACTACCGGCAGATCACGGCGGAAGTGCGGGTGCTGAAGCGCACGCGCGGCGGCACCGTGACAAGCCAGTGGGACCTGGTCGAGCCGACCCGGCGCAACGAGGGCCTCGACACAGCGCTTTACGCCGAGGCCGCAGCCCGGCGCCGGGGCTGGACATCGTTGACTGACGAGCAGTGGGACGCGCTGACCGACGAACGTGGTTCTGCCCCGCCTGAGGTGCAGGGCGACCTCTTCGATGCGGGCCTGAAGGTGACGGCGCGGGACGACGCCGCCCCGGTACCGACCGAGGCGAAGAAACCGGCGGCTTCGTCGGTGGGTGATTGGATCAAGCCGAGAAAGGACTGGATATGAGCGAGTTCACCCAGTCCCAACTGGACAAGCTGAACGCGATGATCGCGTCCGGTGTCCTGCGGTCGGAATATGACGGCCAGCGGATCGAGTATCGCAGCATGGCCGAACTCATCCGCGCCCGAGACACGGTGCGCGCCGGGATCGGGTCGACGGCCGAGCGCGTGACCCACATCAATCCCGTCTATAGCAAGGGCGTCTAGGCATGAACCTGATCGACCGCGCCATTGCAGAGCTGTCGCCCAGCTGGGCGGTGAAGCGTCTTCAGGCCCGGAACGCGCTGTCGGTTCTGGCCCATTACGACGCCGCGACGACCGGCAACCGTGGCGCGTCGTGGCGCCGGTCATCGGCAGATGCGGACAACGCGTCGGCAAACCGCCAGCGCCTGGCCTTTGTCGCCCGCGACATGGTGCGCAACACGCCGTTGGCCCTTCGGGCGCAGACGGTGATCTGCAACAACGTGGTCGGTGACGGCATTATCTGGAAGGTCAGCGGCGGCACGAAAACCCGCGCCGAAAAGCTGCGCCGGGCGATGAAGGCCCATTTCGACACGACCAGAATCGACGCGGACGGCCGGTCGAACCTTTACGGCCTGCAGCGCCTGGTGATGAACGCGCTGATCGACGATGGCGAGGTCCTTATCCGTCGCCGCCGCCGGTCAAACCGCGATGGTCTGACACTGCCGTTCCAGCTCGAGGTTCTGGAAATCGACCATCTTGATGGATCGCGTGACCGCATCCTTGGCAACGCCGGCGCTGAGGGAGAGGTGCGCGAGGGCATCGAGTATGACGTAATCGGCCGGCGTATCGCCTACTGGCTGTTTCCCCAGCATCCCGGCGCCACGATCGGGCTGCGCAAGAGCCTTGTATCGCGTCGGGTGCCCGCTGCGGAAGTGATTCACATCTACCGACAGGACCGCCCAAAACAGATGCGTGGCGTCAGCTGGTTCGCCCCGGTAGCGATGGCCCTGCAGGATCTGGCGGACGGACAGGACGCGCAGATCATGCGCCAGAAGATCGCCGCCTGCTTCGCGGCGTTTCGGGTGGCCCCGGAGGCAGATTACACTGTTCCAGGGCAAGAGGCCGCCGACATCGCCGGGCTGACCACACTGATCCCGGGCCGAGTTCAGAACCTTGCTCCCGGCGAGGATATCCGTTTTGCCAACCCGCCCGGCGTCGAGGGCTATGACAAGTTCACCCGCCTGGTGCTGCAAACCGTCGCCGCAGGCATGGGCATTACCTATGAGGCGCTGTCTGGCGACTTGAGCCAGGTGAACTTCTCTTCGGCCCGGATGGGTCGCATGGAAATGGACCGCAACGTCAGCGCCTGGCAGTGGCTGTTGATGATTCCGCAGATGATGCAGCCGATCGCTGCATGGGCGGTCGAGGCTTTCGACATGTCGAGCGGCCAGATGCGCCCGTCGAGCGACCTTGTCGTGGATTGGGTGCCGCCACATCGCATGCTGGTCGACCCGGCGCGGGAGATCCCGGCGCTGCGCGACAAGGTGAAGGCGGGCTTTGCCAGCCGACAGGGCGTGGTGCGCGAACTGGGCTTCGATCCGGAGGATCTGACGCGCGAACAGATCGAGGATCGCGACCTCGCCGTGAAGCACAACCTCCGCTTCGACAGCGACGTGCATTTCGGCGCCACCCCGGCCGCTGCGGTTCAGCTGCCGCCGGATGATGAATTGGACGACCAGCCCGAGGGCGAGGACGACGAAACCGAAAAGGAAGATGATGATGGCCAAAAATGAGCTGGTCCTCTACGGCACAGTTGGCGCGTCCTGGTGGGATGAGGAATATTTCACCGCCAAGGGCGTGCGCGATGAGCTGGCGCAGATGTCGGGTGACATCGTGGTCCGCATCAACTCGGGCGGCGGAATCGCGTCCGAGGGTCAGGCGATCTACACCGCGCTGGTCGATTATCCCGGCAAGGTGACAGTGCAGATCGACGGCGTTGCCGCCTCGGCCGCCTCGCTGATTGCCATGGCGGGTGACGAGATCATCATGCGGCGCGGCGCATGGATGTTGATCCATGACCCGGCGACGCCCTGGACCATGGGCCGCGGCACCGAAGAGGATCATCTGAAGGAAGCCGAGCTTCTGCGCGTGATCTCTGGTGCCTATGCTGACATCTACGCGGCTCGGAGCGGCATGAGCCGCGAAGATTGCCGCAAGGTGATGCAGGACGAAACCGTGCTGGATGGCCCGATGGCCGTCGATCTCGGATTTGCCACCAGCGTCGAGACGGACGGCGAGGCCGTGGCGATCGCGACGTTCGATTATCGCATCTATGCCCATGCGCCCGATGAGGCTCGCAAGGCATCCCGCAATCTGGGGCGTGCCCCGGTGAAGGAGGCCGTCATGGCCATGTTCGCGGGCCGTGCCCGCCCCACGCAAACTCAGGAGGCCCCTATGGCCAAGACCACCACGGCTGCGGGGGCACCCCTTGCAGCGAACGAAGTCACCCCGGCGATTGACGAGACCGTCGAGGCAACCCCGATCACCCCGGCTGTCGCCGAGGCCGCTCCTGCGGCCGAAGAGGCTGCAGCTGCTGCCACCGCTCGCGCCCGTCGCATCCTTGCGTCCGTGACGCTGGCCGGCCTGCCGACCGCGACGGCCGACACGCTGATCGCATCGAAGAAGTCGCTCGAGGAATGCCTCGACGAGATCACTCAAAAATGGAAGGAGAACGGCGACGTGGATACCCCGATGACCGGCGCGCCCACGGCGCGTATCACCCGCGATGAGACGGACACCCGCCGTCAGGGCATGAGCGAGGCACTTGTGGCGCAGATGCGCGGCCGTGCTCCGAAAACCGACATGGCTCGCCCCTACATGGAGATGGGCATCATCTCCATGGCGGCCGAAAGCATTGGCCACAAGGGAGCGATCCGGTCGGCCGGCGACAAGGTCGAGATCCTGATGAACGCGACGCACTCGCGCAGCGACTTTCCCGGCATCTTCCAGAACGCCTTGAACAAGGTGCTGCTCGAGCGCTACGAAGTGCAGGAGCCGACCTACAAGCGCATCTCGCGCGAGCGGAACTTCAACGACTTCCGCGCCCATCCGATGGTCCGCGCGGGCGACTTCCCGAAGCTGCTGCCGGTCGGTGAAGGCGGCGAGATCAAGTACGGCACCTTCGGCGAGCGCAGCGAAACTGCGATCCTGTCGTCCTACGGAATCGCGCTGCGCATCTCGCGCCAGATGATGATCGACGACGACATGAACGCCATCGACGACCTGGTCGGCGACTACGGCTCATCGATCGCGAACTTCGAGGAAGAGACCTTCTATACCTTCATGCTGGCGGCTGCGCTTGCCTCTGACGGTGGTGCGGTCTGGCAGACCTCGGCTCCGAACCGTGGCGCCAACCTTGCGGCCGCTGGCGCAGCGATCAACGTCACATCTCTGGCTGCGGGCCGTGCGGTCATGCGCAAGCAGACCTCGATCGACGGCGTGAAGCTGAACCTTGCCCCGTCGATCCTCTTGGTCGGGCCGGACAAGGAAACCGAGGCGGACCAGTTGGTCACCACGATCATCCCGAACCAGTCGTCCTCGGTCAACCCGTTCTCGGGCCGTCTGGAAGTGGTGTCTTCGGCGCAACTCACCGGGAACATCTGGATGCTCTTCGCCGATCCGGCCCGCGCCGGTGGAGCATGCTTCGTGCACGGGTTCCTGAACGGTGCAGAAGCGCCGCGCCTGCGGATGGACGAGCCCTTCGGTCAGCAGGGTCTGGCCCTGTCGGTCGAGCATGACTTCGGTCTCGGCGCGATCGACTTCCGCGGAACCTACCGCAACCCGGGCGCCTGAGCCTGACGGCCTGAGCCGAGATTGATCACCGGGCCGCCCTAGAGACGGCCTGGTTCAACCCCATCTTCTGGAGACAAAGAGATGAAGAACTTCGTTCAACCAGGTGACGTGATCAGCGTCACTGCCCCGGCAACCGTGGCGGCGGGTGCCGCCGTCCTGGTCGGCTCCCTGTTCGGTGTCGCTGTCAACGCAGCGGCATCTAGTGCACCTGTCGAGATTGCCGTGACTGGCGTCTACGACCTGCCGAAGACCGCCGCTCAAGCCTGGACCGTTGGCCAGCTGCTCTACTGGTCTGGCACCGCCCTTACGACCACGGCATCGACCAACAAACTGGTCGGCGTTGCTGCGCAGGCGCAGCTGGCTGCCGACACCGTGGGTCGCGTGCGCCTCAATGGCGCAGGCATCACGGTCTGATCGTGACCGCCTTTACCGCCGCCTGCGACGCGCTGTTCGAAGACGCGAACATGGCGGTGGACGCAAACTGGTGGCCCGCCTCCGGTGGGCCATCGATCCCTTGCCGCATCATCCTTGCCCGTCCCGACATGATGAACGGATTCGGCGAGGCGCAGATCGTGAGCGACACGGTCCGCATCGATGTGCGGGTGAGCGAGGTCGCCAGCCCGGGGCGCGGCGACCGGGTGATCATCGGCACGGAGATCTATGACCTGCAAGGTGAGCCGCGCCGGGACCGGCTTCGGCTGGTCTGGCAGTGCGAGGCGATCCCGGAATGCTGAGGCTGACCACGTCTGTGCAGGGCAACCTCGCGCTGGACATGGAAACCGAGATCAAGGTTGGCCGCGCGGCAGCCCTCGGTGCTGTGACGGCCGTTGGAGCCTCGATCAAGGCAGACTGGCGGTCTCAGATCGCGCGGGCCGGGCTTGGCCGCAGGCTTGGCAATTCGGTCCGCAGCGAGACCTATCCCAAAGGGGCAGGTAGCCTGAACGCCGCGGCGCTGGTGTGGACGCGGGCCAAGAAGATCATCGGCGCATTCGAGACGGGTGTTGATATCCGCGCAAAGAATGGCAACTGGCTGGCAATTCCGACGCCTGCAGCTGGCCGCAGCGGTCGCGGCGGTCGCACTTCGCCCATTGACTGGGAGCGCCGCACGGGCCGTCGCCTGCGCTTTGTCTATCGCCAGGGCCGCACCGCGCTTCTGGTGGATGACGGTACGGTGTCGCGCGGCGCAAGGGTCATGGGCCGCGATGGTTTCAGTCGGGCGGCGCGCGGGTTCCGCAACCGCACAGTGGTTGTCTTCGTGCTCGTGCCCCGCGTCAGGTTGCAAAAGCGGCTGGGGCTGATCAGTGGCGCTGGTCGGATAGCGAATTCGATGGGTGCGCGGCTTACGGCCGGTTGGAGGGACTGATGGCAAGCACCCGCGAGACGATCTTGCAGCGCCTGTATCTGGCGCTGGAATCGGAGTTTGCTGACACACCGGTCGATCTGCGGCGCAACGATGTGCTGCCAACGAAGATTGCCTCTGGCGGCCTGGTCATCATGCGCGATGGCGACCCGGGCGAGCCTGAGCATACGTTTTCACCGCTGCGTTATCACTACGACCACCGCGTCCAGATCGAGGCCTTTGTGCAGGCTGGGTCCGGTCGTGAGGCCATTTTCGACGCTCTTTGCCAAGCTATCGGTGCCGCTGTCGTGGCGGACCGCACGCTTGGTGGTCTTTGTGAATGGGCCGAGGCGGAAGCGCCCGTGCCGGACGACACCCCGGTGGACGGTGCCCCCGTCTACCGCGCCGCCATCATCGGCGTGCATCTGCACTACGCCCTTTCCGATCCCTTGATCTAGGAGAACCTGCCATGGCCCGTCAAACCGGCGCGCTGACGCAACTACACGCCGTCTTCGAGTCCGTCTACGGCACCGCGCCCGCCTCGGGCTACCGCACCATGCCTTTCGCCCCCGGCACCCGGATCGGCGGCAGCCGCCCGCTCTTGGAAAACGAGCTTCTAGGCTTTGGCCGAGATCCACTGGCCCCGGTCCTCGATGCGGTCACAGCCGATGGCGAGCTGGTCGTGCCGATCGATGTGGAAAACTGGGGCTTCTGGCTAAAGGGTGCGTTCGGCAACCCGGTCACCACGGGAACGACGCCCCGAACCCACACCTTCAACTCGGGTGCCGCCTCGCTGCCGTCCATGGCGATCGAGGCGGCCTATCCGCAAGTTCCAGCCTTTGAGATGGTCACCGGTTGCGTCGTCAATTCATTGCGCTGGCAGATGCGCCGTTCCGGCCTGCTGACCGCCCGTGTCGGGCTGATTGCACAAGGTGCCGCAGCCCCGGCAGCTGTGACGGGCGCTGGAACCCCCACCGCCTATGCGCTGCAGCGGTTCAGCCCCTTCAACGGCGCGGTGACGCGCGATACCGTGGCTCTGGCAAACATCGTCTCGGCCGACATCGAATACATGAACAACCTCGACCCGGTGGAGACGATTCGGTCCGACGGCCGCATCGACGGCATCGACCCGAGCATCGCCAGCCTCAAGGGCAAGGTCACGATGCGCTTTGCCGATCTGACGCTGTTCAACCAGGCGATTGCCGGAACGCCCTGCGAACTGGTGTTCAGCCATGTCATCGGTGCCAGCGCCAGCTTCAGCTTTACCGCGCACGCGGTCTATCTGGAACGGCCGTCGACCCCGATCGAGGGGCCGCGCGGCATCGAAGTGGAGTTCGACTTCATGGCTGCGCGCGCGACCAGCCCGGCCCGCATGGCGACGGCGGTGCTGATCAACTCGATCGCGTCCTATTGATGCTGGTTCGGCTGGACCTGTCCACCGCTGACCGGTGGACGCATCTGATCGGCGACTTCGAGATCCTGCATGGCCCGGTCACTTCCGCCATCATGGCGGAGGCGGGCCATGCGGCAAGGGCCGAGTCGATCGAGGCCCGCACCGTCGAGATCACGCGCTATCTGGCGCGGGCGGTCATCCGCGACTGGCGCGGCGTCGCCAACGAAGAAACCGGTGATCCAGTGCCAGTGACCCCGGAGACGATTGATGCCGTGATGGACATCTGGCCGATCTTCCGCGCGTTCAATGATCGCGTGATCGATGCCCGCATCAGGATCGACCGGGAAAAAAAAG